AGCGTTTACCTCGTCAGCTTGCTGAACCCGGCGGGTGCCCACAGGATAGACCGCGGTATCATATACCGCAGATGGCCAATCCTTGGAGGCAGCTCCGTCGACAACATCAGCACCAGAAGAAAACTGATTTCCCATGATTGCCTCCTTAGGCGTTTGCCAGACCAGCGACACATCCCTGTGCCGGAGTCTTGGTGCAGATAAGGTTACCCTGCATGGTGAACACAGCAGTCACGACGTCCTGGTCGCCAACTCGTTCCTGGAACTTGCTGACGTTGGGGGCCTCGTGAACCGCGAACTCCATGAAGTCCGTATTGAGGATGTACACAGCGCCCTCATCAGGAGCGCGACCAGCGGATCCGATGGGGGTACCTTCCATGGCAGTGATGTCCAGGTCGATGGACGAGTACACCTTGGCGATTCCAAGATCGAGTCCGAGCATGGTGCTCTTCTCAGTCCTGTCGTCGACGAGGTTCACACGCACAGCCGCGAGCTTATCGCTCTCGAAGTTCGTGTAGCTGTCATCGTCCATGATGACGAGGTCCGGTCCCTTGCCCATTCCACCAGCGTAGTGCGCACACTTCCGATAGGTCTTCCGAAGGATTTCCATACCGTCAGTGGCCCAGGACGAAGTCTCGCCGTACTGGTTGAAGTGGGAATAGGACGTGCTCTTGGTGACGTTCTGTACGACATCGGTTTGCTCGGACGGCAGCGCCCAATCAAGCAGACCGTTGGTCACACCAGTTCCGATACCAGAAGTATCAGAGCCATCGAGGGTGAGGAAGCCAGAAAGCTCGGCGGTGGTAAAGACGATACCGCGACTCGTTCCTGTAAGCAGGTACGAGTTCATATCGGACTTCACACCTTCGAGAACCGTCTTCGGGTACTCCTCGATGAGACGAACCACGGCGAGCTTGCCGCTGTTCATCTGAAGTTCCTTCTTAGGAATGTTGATCGCCACAGCAATACGATGAGGCTCGACACGGAACTTACGGATCTCTTGACGACGAGTCATGTTCAGAAGCTCGTCACCAACGTAGATACCGACACCACGCGCAGGGGCCGCGCCGGAGAAAGTACGCTCAATGTACGTACCGCCCTCAGCGGGAATGCGCGCCTTCTTGTCCAGTGCCTCAAACAGCTCATTGCTGCGGACGAACGAGTTCACCAGCGGCCCACGGAGATCCGTGAACGTACTGTTGAGTAGTTCTGTTGAGATGGGCATTATGCACCTTTATATATTGGGAAGTCGGCCCGAGCGGACCAACAGCAAGATGTCAGTGACATCTGTAGAATCTGTGTTGATACCGCCTGCCCGTCTCGTTCGTGCTCGGACCTTTCGGCTACCCGGCCATCCCTCATGGGTGCGTAACTAAGATTTACATCATGAGAGAAGTCACCGCAAGTAAAGGCGGTCAGAAAGTGTCCGCTACTTCTTCTTGATGTAGGCGCCGCCGGTCGTCAGTCTGCGCTTCCTTGCCATGTCAAGGCACTTGGCGACGATCTGTTTCTTGTTGCTGGACTCGCCCGAGTACTTCTGGATGCACTTGCTCGACTTCTCAGTCTGAGCCGTCAGCTTTCGGATGGGGTCCTTGCGTGCCATTAGCGCTTCTTCTTCTTGCTTGAGGTGAGGGCCGACTTGATCATATCAGTGGCTGATCCCTTCTTTACGTATCCCCCTGGATTGGGGCGCGTGGTGGCGCTGACGTCTGATCCGATTGGCATAGTGGGCTCCTTACGACTCATGCTATCTCAGATGGGTCCGTGTTACCATCGTGGAGGGAGGTCGAGTGGCGCGTCGAGCAACGCAGACAAATGTGAAACCCATCGGCCTCGCCGGTGGCGCAACTCTCGCATACGCCCCAAACCTGAACATGGTCAAGGTGCAGGCGATGTTCAGCACACCTGCCGCCTTTGTATCTATGTGCCAGATCATCCGAGAGGACGAGTCCCTTGGGTATATGGACCCTACGGTCACACAGAGAAAGGTCCTCGACGCCTACGCGAACAACCGCTGGATAATGGTGAACAAGTTCCGCCAGGCGAAGATCACCACGGTCTCCGTCATGCTCCTGCTGCGCGACTGCATGTACCTCTCTGGTGTCAAAGGCCTGCTCATCGCAGAGCGCCAGGACACAGCAGAAGATGTGTTCGAGCGCATCCTGTTTGCCTACCACCGTCTGCCAGAAGACGTACGAATGCCGCTGGAGAAGGGGCGCAAGGCCGGTGCAACACAGATGCACTTCTGCCACGGTGGGGGCATCAAGGTGCTCACAGCCGGCGGGCGCTCTCCCGCTATTGGCCGCTCTGTGGACCGCCTGGTCATCACGGAGTTCGGTGAGGCACAGTGGCAACGGAAGGCCGCCGTCAACATCTTCCCGACCATCAACAAGCGGCCCAACGCACGCGTCATCTTGGAGTCCACACCTGGACGCGCTGGGTCTCACCATGAACAGATGTGGCAGTCGTCACTGGAGGGTAAGGGTCGCTTCAAGCCCGTGTTCCTCGACTGGTGGAAAGACGAGAGCTGCAGCGCCGACACAACTGGCTTTGAGGCCACGAATACAGAACTCGAGTACCAGAAGCGCCATCCCGGTATGTCGCTGGAGAACCTGGCGTTCCGCCGGCTGGCCCTCGAGACCGAGATGGGTGGCGACCCCCGACTGTTCACGTCCAAGTACCCGTCTGATTCATACGACGGTTGGCTGGGTAACCTTGACCCGGTCATGCCCGTCGACGTGCTCAAGCCGCTCCTGGCCAAGTCTCTGCATGAGCCCCCGATTGGGTTGTTCTCGTGCAACGAGCTTGAGCCCCCGAGAGAAGACGGCCGCTACATCGTCACCGCTGACCCGGCGGGCTTCGGTTCAGGTGGTGATAAGAGCGCGCTGACCGTCTGGGACGCCATTCTCCGCCGGGAAGTGGCCTTCTGGGAAGACCGAGAAGACCCAGGGCGCTTCGCTCGTCGCCTCCTGCGGGTCCAGCACCGCTACAACCGCGCAATGCTCGCCGTCGAGTCCAACGCCACGGCATGTATCGCTGTGCTTAGAGACTCCGGCGCCAAGAACCTCCTATGGACGAGCCGCACGCACCCAGGCTGGTACGCCACCGACAAGCGTGTCCAGGAGGCAGAAGCGCGGCTCGTACAGATGCTCCGTCAGGAAGACATTGAGATTCGTAGTCGCGGATTGCTCCACCAGTTGGTCAACTATGACGGCTCACGGAAGAAGCGCATGAAGGGCCTCGATGGCACTACGCACCACTTTGACCGAGCGCGTACCGCCGTCATGGCTGCTGACATTCTGTCACGACGCAAGTTCACACAAGCGGCTATGGAAGAGGAAGACGCCACCCGAATCCCCGGTCAGGTTACAATCAAGGACCTTGATCGTATGCGCAACTGGGACAAGGACGCGGCTAAGAACCCGTACAAACCACCACCAAGAAGGTTGATGTAATGGCAGACAAGAAGAAGGAAGAGGTCGACCCGATCATCGAGGCGGCGAAGCAGGCAGAGGTTATCGAGGTGCCCGGTGAGAAGCAGATGGGCATGAAGTTGACTAAGCCACCCAAGCCGACGCCGTTTATGGGCGCCAAGCCTGGCGAGGCCAAGACGGCGCCCCCTGGATCTCAGGCGCATAAGTTTGCCGAAATGACTATCGAAGAGATCCTCGCTGCCGAGAAGGCCAAGATTCGTGCGGCCGAACTGAAGAAGCAGGAACTCATCGACAAGAAGCAATCAGGCGCAAAGAAGTAGCGACCAGGAGCCAGCGTGCCCAAGCTCAATAAACTCATTGAGAGACATCTCTCCTTCTACGAGAGGCGAGAGAAGAAGTCCTTCGACAAGGCCCGGCGGTTCTACCGCGGCGACTACTGGGTCAGTAGCGACGGGGGAGACGCAGACATTGGCAGCTCGCTGCTGTGCTCAAAGAACCTGGTCTATGCTATTGCAGACACCGCGGTGAGCGCGCTGCTCGGTCCCAACCCCGCCGTTGCCGGCAACCCGATGAACCCGGATAGCCAGGAGATTGCACCTGCAGTCAACGGGCTGATGGAGTGGGTCTTCCGCAGCAACAACATGCGGCGGAGGGCCTCCACTGCGCTCATCGACGCGGTCCTCTGCAAGCGGGGCATCTTCAAGACTGGCTGGAGTTCGTCAGAAGACCGGCCAATCATCCGTGTTGTAGACCCCAGCTCTCTCTTCTTTGACCTCACGGTGCGCGACCCTGACGACATTCGCTACTGGCTTGAGGCCACGGTCATGCCCTGGAGCGAGTTCAAGGCGCGCGTGGACTCCGGCCGCTACAAGTCAGACAAGATCGGCGACGTCCGGCCCGACCGCTTCCCGAAGTGGATGCTGGACAAGAGCCAGACAACCGACCCGTCAACTGTACGCGACGCGTTCAAGTGGGTCACCGTCTGGGAGTACTACGACCGCGAGAAGAACAAGGTCCAGCACTACGTGAAGCAGGCCGACGCCGTCGTGTTCGAGGACGAGATTGACTACCTCCCGTACTCGATGTTCTCTCTGAATCAATCTGGAGTGGACTGCCTGGGTCTGAGCGAGGTCCAGCTCATCTTGAACCAGCAAGAGACGGTCAACGACCTACTGACGCACTGGAAGCAGATCGTCTACCTGATGATTCCGCGCATACTCTACGATGCGGGACGCATCACCGAGGAGGACCTGAACAAGGCGGTAGAGGCATCTGCCGGCGCCTTCGTCGGTGTCGCGCCCGAGAACAGCGAGACGCTCCGCAACCTGGGCAGCTTGTTCTACCAGCTTCCGATGCCCGAGGCTCCCGCCGGTGTGAAGGAGTTCGTCATCCGGCAGGAGGAGGACGCGGCGTTCGTCTCCGCCCTCGCTGAGGCAGCCCGTGGCCAGGTCACAGGGGCACGTACCGCAACTGAGATGGCCATCATCGACGCACAGATGAAGAACCGCCTCGCCACGCGCGAGGGGCACGTCAACGACGCCCTGGAGGACGTGGCCGCCAAAGCGTTCTACCTGTGCCGCAAGTACATGAAGGAAGAGAAGATGGTCCGCGTCGCTGGCAACCGGCAGTGGGACACGGTCACTCTCGACAACATCCGAGACGTGGAGATCGAGTTCGAGATGGTGGGCCACAACCCAATCCGTAAGAACCCCGCCGTTATGATCGAGTCGATGATGCAGCTTCTACCGTTCCTGACCCAGAGCCAGGATGTCGATACGCGCAAGCTCACCGAGGAGATAATCCAAGGTATGGGTCTGCCCATCAAGGTACTCGTACCCAAGCAAGAGGCAGAGGCCGCAGCCGCACAGGCGCAGCAGATGCAGCTGCAGCAGTCCGGTGCCATCAACCCCGAGCAGGCCGCAGAAGCCCAAATGGCTATCGCAGAGCAGGCCATGGGCGCTGAGGGTGGAGAGGCCCCAGTTGGCCCAGAGGGCGCCGCCCCGGAGGAGAGTCTCGCCGCAGGTGGCGGGGCGCCCATTCGTGAAGGCGCAGTACCACAGGCGTAGGGAGAGACCATGGCGGAAATCGACAAGCTACTACAGACCGCACGCGAAGAAGAGGGCGGCCGCGCCATGACTACCGAGCCGGAGCCGGAGCGCTGGGCGACATTCCAGTCGGCGCCAGAGGAAGCGCCTAAAGCGCCTGAAGCGCCTGAAGCGCCTGAAGCGCCTGAGGTAGTCCCCGGCATGGACGACGCCTCACGATGGGCCGCAGGTCTGGAAGCCGACAAGCGCGGTTCGATTCAAGATGCGTTTGCCGTCCGGGCGGTCACAGACGCAGGGAAGGCTTTGATTAACGCTGCCGTCGAGGGCGCCGTAAGCGACACCGGCTCTGCAGGAGATACCGGCGGTGCTGAGGACACCGGGGAGGACATTCCGCCCGAGTGGTTCCAATGGATAGGGGAAGAGGCGGGCGACGCGGTCAAAGAAGCGCTGATCCTTGGCGGCGTGGCTACGCCTTTTGCCCGAGCGCTGTACCGTCGCACCGTAACAGGAAGCGCGCCCACCACCCCGTACACACCGTATCTTCGAGGTATAGGGCGGCCCACTGTGAACCCGGCGTTCGCAGAGACGATTAAACTTGGCCGTCGCTGGGCCTCTGGTGGGCGTGGTGTGGCCCAACGAATAGTTCATGGAGCGGGCGTAGCCGCCCCAAGAGTCTTAGCCGCTGCTCCTGGAGCTGGGGCTGCGACCGTAGGGCTTATTGGGTTCTACAACTTTGGTCGTGGGGTAAAGAAGATCTTCGACGACGATCCGGCTACCGACATAAAAGACCATTCGTTTAAGTACCTAATGCGCCCAATCGGGCCGCGTGACTACAACCCCGACAGTCCCCAGATGCAGTATCTGAGAGACAACCCGGATGCAGCAGAGGCCATGCACGCGGCGGGCGTACTCAGTACGTCGATGATGGACCACCTATCAACTACGACCGAGGAAGAGTGATGGCTGGGATCGACGGCCTGATGCAGGCCGCGCGGGAAGAAGAGGGGGGACGCGCCCTGACCGGCGGCTCTGACAACCCCTTTCTCACGCGCGAAGAGGTGGCCGATAAGATCAAGGACCACTACGAACTCGTCGCAGAGATCCAAGAGAAGTACGGCAAGTACATTGACCACGAGGCAAAGCGGCACAACATCGACCCGCACCTCATTGCCGCCATCATCGCCAAGGAAAGCCGGGGAGACAAGAGAGCCGGCAGCGGCGCTGGCGCACAGGGACTGATGCAGCTCATGGGGCCCACCGCAAAGGAGCACGGCGTCACCGACCGGTACGACCCGAAGCAGAGCATCAAGGGCGGCTCTGCAGAACTCGCCCGGCTCATCAAAGCGTTCGGCTCGGAAGACAAAGCGCTCGCTGCCTACAACTTCGGTTGGGGCAACATGCGCAAGTTCGAGGCTGGAAAGAAGAAGCTGCCGCGAGAAACACGCGAGTACGTGCCCATCGTACTTGGGGTACGCGACTTGTCACTGACGCCGGCGCCCACACCAGAGCCACCACCCGAGCCGCCTAAGGAAGACAAGGCACCTCCCATCATCCGCGCGATGCTCAACCGGGCGCAGGGAACAACAACAGACCGCGACCAGGCCATAATGCAGATGCCGCAATCTCCAGCCGAGGGTGAGTAATGACCAAGATAGGAATGGCACCAGCGGCCCCGCCGCCCGCCGAAGAGTCGGACGTAGCGGCTGATAGACGCCGCGCCGACCTGAAACGGGCGATTGAGTTGGGTGTTCTCGGGCCTCTGGCCCAAGAGGGGGTTGACCCGTCGATAGACAAGTCCGAGAAGAAAGACGCGCCCGACCTCGACCTCGAGATGCCCGTCGACGTGCCCGCCCAGGAGGAAGCTGAGACGTGGGAAGAAGCCCTCGTCAAGATGAAGAAGCAGAAGGCCCAGAGGGCCGCCAAGCCGCGGAAGCCCAAGGCCCCGCCCAACATGGAGCGCTTCATCCAGTCGCTGCTGAGCGAGGAGGGCATAGAGCGCTCCCGTATGGAAGAAGGCAGCGAGAAGCGTCGGGATATACTTGAGGCGGCAATGAAGACGGACGACCCCCAGGAGTCTGTCGTAGAAGCCGTAGAAGACCCTAAACCCAAACGCGTCGTCAATAGAGAGGGGCTTCAGCTCAACCCAGACGCCGTGCCCCCGAACGACGGAAGAGACGACGTCAGTATCTACGACGACCCCCAGGCAATCGCCGACGCCGCTGACGACCACGCCGCCAAGTACATTTACAAAGACATCCCCGGCGAGGCCGTGCCTGATGCAGCCAGCCAGGACATGGCTCAAGAGCGTAAGGAGAACCTTACATACCAGGGCGACGGTCCCGGTGGTGATGGCGTGGTTCTCTTCTTCGAGGACCCCGATGGTGGCAACCAGCGCGGTTACTGGTTGCGAGACGACGACTCTACAGTCAACGTGACCAACATTCTCTCACCACCGAGCGAGTAAGCTATGAGTTGGATGATGAACGATCTCATCTGCAACGACTGCGGGCACCAGGAATACGAGGTGATGTACAAGCGCAAGGACGGGCCTGACGACTGCCCGGAGTGCGAGAAGGCCATGTCCGTAGACCTGCGGGGTCTACGATTCGCTATCCACGGCAACGGCCCAGGGTCATTCGCCGCTGTAGACTTCGGTGTACTCGGTAAGGCTGAGACCAAGGAGGACTACGACCGCTGCGTCAAGACCATCGAGGACAAGTTCCCAGGGCATTCAGTCCATATCGATCATGAGACGCGCGCCAAGAAGGAAGAGAGGCTCGACGGCATCCGGCACCGTTCGTACATGAACAAGAAGTCCAAGAGCCTCAACGACAAGATGATGAAGGAGATCGGTACGTACCAGAAGGCCCGAAGCAGAGAAGCTCTGGCTGCCGGTAAGACCGACACGAAGATTGCCAGCGCGCACGCCCTCGCCACTGGAAAGGCGTCATGAAGGCGGAGATTAAGCACGTACGGGACCTGCCGCGCCGTGACATCGCCGTTTATGAGCACAAAAAGACAAAGGAACGGCGGGAGCTGACCGGTAAGGCTGTTGCCACCTGGGGACTCGAAGAGGCTTGGAAGCGCGCTACCGACACACCCACTGGCTAATCCGACGTGGTAAGTTACATCTGAAACGACATCTCTTTTAAGGAGTCACACATGCCCATCGATCCCAGAACTGGAGAGCGCCTTCCCGGAGAGGCTGGACTGTACGCAGGTGA